CAAGTTCTTGAAGAAGCAAGGAATTATTCTGCATCGCGCATACAAGGAAGGCTGGTGGCTTGATGAAAAGGACCGTGAAAAGCTCAAGCGTGAATTGCTGATAACAGGGGAACCAAAATGCACGGAACGGCGATGAAAGAATCGACGGGGCTCATCGATCGTGCGTATCGTTTGGGTAGCCATGGGAAGTTTCAAGCCGAGATCCGGCCAGGTCATGATCCGAAATGGTGTGCGGTCAGGGTTATTCCGGGTCAGGAACGTGTAGCTGCAGCGCACCTAATCGGCCGCAGATTCATGGTATTTCTGCCGGAGATTGAGTGCGAGCCTAAATTGGAGCGGGACAAACGGACAAACGAAGTCATTGGCATTTCGGCAGGTAAAAAACTTGACAAACCTGAAAGCATGTATCCCGGCTATATCTTTGTGATGATTTGGGATATTCTATTTCACTGGCAGCGGATCAAATCTTGTCCGGGGATTATTGATTTCGTCTGCGGAGAAAATGGGCCGGCGGTCATATCCGACGAAGTAATCGAAGGCATCAAAGCGATTGAGAACGCCCTTCGGCCACTAACTGTTACAGCCGAGATGATAGGCAAGAAAAAAAGGCGCTGGCGTCGTACCCGTCAAGACTATCAAGAAATCCCTGAGAACGAGATCGTATCAATCCGCACCTGGTCAGCGTACCGGGATGGGCTAGGTCTTGACAATCTGGCCAACAATGACGTATTCCAGCGGGCGTTGGGCCTTGCCTAGACCGTACCTGCCCCTTAAGGATTTAGGGGATTGTGGGAAAAAGGGTGGCCAGGGACTCAAAAAAATCGAGTCCTGCAAGGTAAAACTTCGCTCTAAAATCATGGAAACAATGTCAATCCTCTCAAATCCCCGCCATGAACGGTTCGCGCAGCTTTTAGCGCAGGGGAGAAGCCAAATCGAGGCGCATGCTGGTGCTGGCTATAAACCTCACCGCGGAAACGCTAGTTCACTAGCGCAAGACAAGAACATTTTAGGACGAGTGGCTGAACTGTTAGATGCCCGCGAAAAACAACACGGTCAAGCCACGGCGAAAGCCATTGAGCGCGTTTCTCTTACGAAGGAATGGATATTGGCTCGTTTAGTTGAGAACGCTGAGCGGGCTATGCAAGCCGTCCCGGTTCTCGATCGGGAAGGTAACGAAACTGGCGAATATACTTATCAAGGCAATGTTGCCAATCGCTCGCTTGAGCTGCTTGGCAAGGAAATCGGTATGTTCATCGAGCGCCGGGAAGTCGGTGAACCAGGTGAGTTTGCTGCTGTTGCCGATGCGGACCTCGAACGCGAGCTGATGCAGCAAGCCCTCGATATGGGCTTGAATTTCGCACAAGTTTCTGAAACGCAGCATTAGCCAGCAAACTCACCTAGCTGCTAAGGATTGTAGACGGCCGAATTTCTGGCGAAGGATTGACGTCAATGCATCTTGAGCAGCCGCCATTGCAGCCCGTTGCAAATGGGCCAACGCCAGTGTCCGCATCACGCGGAGTTTGGCGACAATCGTTATTCGTAACTTTGCCGATGCATCTTCAAGCGATGCGTCGGCAATATAAAGCTCAACGATATCGGAATCGTTCCCGTTGGGCGTTATCATGGTTTGTTGTATCTATGTCGCCGGCGTTTTCTCCATTTCAGAAAATGTTTCGCTATTTGCTTTCTAGTGCGAGACTTTACTAGGATTGCGATACGTTAAGCGCTTACCTTCCTGGTGAGGTTGATTAGCCATGGATGATTTCCTAGCGGAGTTTGAAAATCTATTGAGCGTTGTTCGAGATCGCGTCGAACTCATCGCAAAGTTTCGCGATTTTTTGAATCAGCGGCCCATACTCGCTGTTATTAAAATCGAAAACATAGGTACAGCCGGGCCTCTGGCACCCGTATCGATAGCGCGAGCGAAGATGACCGATGATTTCCGCGCTTTTGTAGCCGCACTCAAGGCAGATCAGGGCGATACTGGTATTCGCAGCGGTTCCCTCGGAGATATCGGACATGGCTTGCACACACCAACCAGCACGTCGGCGTCATAGCCGTGCGCCGCAGCATTGATGCATGGCACTATTGATCGGCAGAAGCTCGAACGCTTCGGGCGGATGTTGGCGGAAGTCAAACGCCGCCGAGCCAAGAAAGAACAATCGCAACGTGGGTGGTACGATGACAACGGCGTCCGCCAAGGCGGATTGATCGCGTTCATCCGCTATTTCTGGAAGCTGCTAGAGCCGGAAAACGAACTGATCGAGGGCTGGCCGCTTTATGCCGTTACGGAGCATTTGGAGGCCATAACATCTGGACAAATTAACAGGTTGCTGATAACTGTACCTCCTGGGTTTATGAAGGAGGTTAACGTGGATGAACCTGTTTTAACTTTGCGTGGTCGTATTAAACTCGGCGATGTTGTAATTGGCGACAGCATCCTTACTCACAAAGGTCGATTCCGTTCTGTTAAGAAAATAGCTGATAAAGGCCATCAGCCCACGCTTCTTGTGACGACCGCTAACGGGCGCAAAGTAAGAGCTGAAATAAGCCATCCATTTTTTACTACGCGCGGCTGGATTGAAGCCAGGTTTTTAAGAGCCGGTGATATTCTAGCTGCTGTTATGCCCGCTGTTGATCCATTCGAGGACAACCAAAGTGGCGTTGGCGAAGAAGAAGCGCGATTACTCGGCTATTTAGTGGGCGATGGTGCACTCAGTCATTCACCGTCCTTTATAAATGCTGACGAGGAAATTCTTTGTGATTTTATTAATTGCGCGCACGCCTTGGGGTTTAAGGCGACACGCGCTGAATTGCCTCCGTCGCTTAAACCTAAGAGTAAAGCAACAAAAGTTGGATTGCGCGGAACACTTCCTTGGCTTGAGAGACATCAACTAAAAAACAAGACCAGTTACACCAAGCGCGTTCCAAAAGCCATTTTTCGTTCGTCTGAAACGATTATCGCTAATTTCGTAGGTGCTTATTGGTCATGTGATGGAATGATCAAAGTGCGCCATAAGCGTGCGCGCGGCGATCTTCATATGGCGACATGCACTACAGTTAGCGAAGGCTTGGCCCGCGACTTACAGCACCTTCTTTTACGCTTAGGCATTAATGCCCGCGTGCGTCGCAAAACCCGCGCTCATGAAACTAAACGGCAACCTGGCGGGGTTTATGTTTCATGGGACGTGTTTTCGGCAACCCATGACAACGCAGTTAAATTCTTTCAAATGCCGGGGCTATGCTCGCGCAAAAGTGATTTACTTCGGTTATTAACTCCGCAAAAGTTCTACCAAGGGCCGTTATTCGAGGACGAAGTAATTAGCGTCGAGGAAATTGGAACGACCGAATGTCGCTGTCTTGAGGTAGAAGAAGATCATAGTTTTACTGCGAGCGATATTGCGGTTCACAATAGCCTATGCACGGACGTCTTCTGGCCGGCGTGGGAATGGGGGCCGATGAAAAAAGCGCATTTGCGCTATGTGGCGTTTTCCTATTCGGCTTCCTTGACCGAACGTGACAACGACAAGTTCCGTTTGCTGGTTGCAAGTCCGGAGTATCAAGCGCTTTACGGTCCGATCAAAATTGCCGGCGAAGGCGTTGAGCTTCGCAACAAAACTACAACCAAAGTCATCAACACCAAACAAGGTTGGAAGCTCGCTTCATCAGTTGGCGGCGTCGGCACCGGCGAGCGCGGCAATCGCGTCATTCTCGATGACGCCCACAACATCAAGGAAGCCGAATCGGAAACTATTCGCACCGAGACCGTGCGCTGGTTTCGCGAATCAATGTCGGATCGGCTCAACAGCGTCGAAAACGACGCCATTGTTGTAATCATGCAGCGCTCGCACGAAGAGGACGTGGCTGGCGCCATATTAAGTTTGGGTTTGCCCTATACGCACCTGATGGTGCCGATGGAATATGATCCATCACGGCAGACCGACGAAAACGGTGAACCGCGGCAAACGGAGATCGGCTGGTACGATCCGCGGGAACAAGACGGGGAACTGGCATGGCCGGAACGGTTCTCCGCCGAAGTGGTAAGGGATCTCTGTCACGTCAAAGGGCCGTTCGCTTATGCCGGTCAGTATCAGCAATCGCCAACGCCAAGAGGCGGCGGTATTTTCAAGCGCGATTGGTGGCAGGTGTGGGAACCTGTAGATGGCAAATTCCCGCTATTTGATCTGATCGTTGCGTCGCTCGACGGCGCCTTCACCGAAAAGGAAGAGAACGATCCGTCGGCGTTGACGGTGTGGGGCATTTTCACCACCAAAGAAAACAAGCGCGCGATCATGTTGGTGCATGCCTGGCGCAAGCATCTGCAATTCTCCGCTCCACCGATCGAACTGAAACCACGCGAAACCCGAGCGGCTTACAAACAGCGTACTTCGCAGACCTGGGGCCTGATGGAATGGGTTCACGATACCTGCATCCGCTTCAAGGCTGATCGGTTGTTGATCGAGGCCAAAGCAAGCGGTATCAGTGCGGCGCAGGAATTGCAGAACCGCTGGGGCATTCAGGATTTCGCGGTGCAGTTATGCCCGGTGAAGGGCGACAAGGTCGCCCGAGCCTACGGCGTGCAACCGACGTTCTCCCAACATCTTGTTTATGCGCCCGATCGGGATTGGGCCGAACAGGTGATCGAGGAAATGGAAGTATTTCCAAAAGGCAAATACGACGATCTGACCGATTCTGCGACTCAAGCGTTGAAGTATCTGCGCGACATCGGTCTCGCGCGCACCGACGAAGAAGAACGTTTCGCCGATTATCATCGCGGCTTGTTGAAGCCGAAGCTGCGACCGCTTTATCCGGTGTGAGCATGACCAATAAAATCATTTTGCCTAACAATGGTGAATCTCTTTCAAAGCGCTTTGCACTCAATGACGCGCAGGAAGATTGCCTACATAAACTGCGCGAAGTGCTCAAAGAAGCCGAAAAGGGCAACGTCTACACCGTCGGCATTGTCGTCTGCATGAAGAACGGTTTTGCCACCACTATTGGTGGCACCGACGCCGCCTCGCTCAATCTCGGCTGTGATGCGCTCAAAGCACGAATTCTGCAGCGGGTCACGGACGAAGGCGTATGAGCAAAGAGCAGGACATCGGTTAAAGACTAAGGATATGCCGATGAGCGATATCATTGACCGATTGCGTAATCCGTTGTGGACAAGCAGTGAACCGGCGTGGTGGGCAAGCAATCTGAGCAATAACACGAAATATCTCGATGAGAAAACGGCAATCGCTGTGATGGAAGAGGCTGCTGATGAAATCGAGCGGTTGCGAACGTTAGTTGGGACGGTCTCAGCCGGTCCATCATTCGCCGAAATCAAAGAGAGCGCAATGGCGTCTCTCCGTCCAGCAACGCCAGACCGTAATGGCTGACGTCCAAGGCGTTTCCGTCGTCATCGACGAGGACAACGATTCCGTCCGTGTCGATCCGGTCACCGGCACAGTTGAACGTGACCAGCCGGACGGCGGTGTTGTGGTGCAATTGGATGCTCGCCGCCCGAAAGACGATGACGGCGAAAACGCTTTCTACCGGAATCTTGCCGACGAAATTCAATCGAATAAACTAACACAGATCGCCAACGAACTGTGCGACGCCATCGCGGCTGACGATCGGTCGCGCGGCAATTATCTGGAAATCCGGAAACGGGGACTGGATTTTCTTGGTCTTGAGCTGAAAGAACCGCGTGCCAACGTCGGCGACCAAAGCGCCGCCGTCGAAGGCATGTCGACGGTCACTAATCCGCTGTTGCTGGATGCGTGCCTGAAGGGCTGGGCTAACGCACAAGCGGAATTACTGCCTTCCATGGGGCCGGTGAAGGTCGCCAACAAAGGCGACGAAACCGTTGCCGAAGATCAACTTGCAGAATCGTTTGAGCGTGACCTGAATTATTGGTTCACCGATACGGCGGTGGAATATTATCCCGATACCTCGCATATGCTGTTGTGGGGGACGTATTTCGGAGGGTCGGGCTTCAAGAAGATTTATCGCTGCCCGATGCGACGGCGGCCGGTATCGGAAAGCGTTGACGCCAAGGACTTGATTGTTTCCGACACGATGAAGGATTTGCGCTCGTGCTCGCGCATCACGCATCAGATCCCGATGCGGCCTTCGGTGATGAAGCGGATGAAGCTTCTTGGCGCTTATCGCAAGGTCGCTAATCTACCCGAACCGATGCCGACGCCAAATGCAGTCGACGCCAAAATCGCTTCGATCCAAGGTACTGAGCCAACACCGCAGCGCACCGAGGACCAACCCTATACGCTGTGGGAAACGCAATGCGAACTCGATCTTCCGGAATACGCCCCCGGAAAATTCAAGGACGAAGGCATTCCGCTTCCGTATCTGGTGACCATCGACAAGGACGCCAAGGAAATCTTGGCTATCCGCCGCGATTGGAAGGAGGACGACGAAGACTGCGAACGAAAACGCATGTATGTGCGTTATCCATATGTGCCTGGACCCGGATTCTACGGCACCGGCTTGCTCAACATTTTGGGCAACGCTTCCGCGGCAATGACGGCGGCTTGGCGCGAAGCGCTAGACGCGGGCATGTTCGCGAATTTTCCCGGCGGCGTTATCGCTAAACTCGGCGGCCGGCAGAATACCTCTGATTTCCGCATGGCGGCGGGCACGTTCACGCCAATCGAAACCAGCGGCCAACCCATCGACAACATCATCAAGGCGTCGCCGTATCGCGACGTGACGCCAGGCTTGCTGGCGTTGATGGACAAGATCACCACGCAGGCACAAGGGCTGGGGGGCTCCGCCGACATTCCGACCGCCGAGGGCGTCCAGAACGTCCCGGTAGGAACGATGCTGGCGCAAATCGAGCAAGCGACCAAAGTCATGGCGGCGGCGCACAAGGGCATGCACCACGCCCAGGCCGAGGAAATCAATCTCATTGTTGAATTGTTCCGCGACAATCCGCAGGATTTCTGGTGCCACAACAAAGTCTGTCCGAAGGATTATTGGAACGAACAGAAATTCCTGCAGGCATTGGATGACTGCGATCTTGTTCCCGCATCTGATCCGAATACGCCGTCGCACATTCATCGCGTCGCCAAGGCGTTAGGTCTAGCGCAGTTGTTCAACGTGCCAGCATTTGCGATGCGGCTTGATCCCGGCGAAGCGCTGACGCGCATTCTCGCCGCCATGCGCGAAGACCCGCAAGGCTTATTGTTACCGCCACAAGCGCCGGCGCCGCCGCAGCCCAATCCGCAAGAGATTGCTGCCAATGCCAAGATGCTGCAGGCGCAGACCGGCCAGTTCAAGGCTGCATCAGAAGCGCAAAACGCCCAGCAGGAAGGCCAGATCAAGCAAAGCGAATTGAGTGCGGAGCAAAACATCAAGACCGTCGATCTGGCCAAGGAAATGATCATCCATCGCACTGATGCCGCCAAAGCGGCGAGCGAGCACGCGCTTAATCTCGGGCAGGCGGCGCACGATCAAAACATGGACGTCGCGGAGCATGCGCTTAATGTTCACCAGGCGCTCAATCCGCCGCAGCCGAAACCGTTAACGCCGCAATAGGAGAAGTAAATGACGCCTATCGAATTCAAAGCGTGGTTTGATGGATTCACCGAAGCCATGGACCGTTTACCAACAAAAGCCCAGTGGGCGCGTATAAAAGAACGCGTTGCGGAAATCGACGGCAAACCAATCACGGAGCGCGTCTTCGTTGATCGGTGGTCTCCATATTGGCACTATCTATATCCGACATACACGCCGCCCTCCTATGTTGCTCCAGTTTTTCCGTACTGCGGTAACAGCAACACGTTGAATGACGGCCACGCCGTTTATTGCGCGAGTGACAATGGGAATTTTGATAGTTGCGTTGCCATGACCGCCATAGGGCGTGCTGAAGCGGCAGTGCTAACCGCCTGAAGTTTGTATCGTGCGACAATGAGAACAATGATTGAGGACGCGCGGCCAAAAGCCGTATAGGAGACCCACCATGGCCCATCCCCATAACGAGCATCGGCAACACAAGGTCGAACACAGCCGCGTTACCCATCTGACCAAAGACTATGCGAGCGGTGGCGCTGTGCATGCCGACGAAGGTGCTGACAAGAAACTCGTCAAGAAGATGGTCAAGCGCGCAGCCCTGCGGATGGACGGCAAGCATCCGAAACATCGGATGGACAAACGCGCCCGTGGCGGCAAGGTAATGAAGCGTGATTTTGGCGATGCGGATATGGGCAAGCCCGTGCTTCACGGCGGAGGCAAGAAGGACTTCGGCGATGCCGATATGAGCAAAGCCGAGCCGCGCAGCAAGCCAGACGAAGCCAAACAGGTAATGCGCGCCCATGGCGGCCGGACTCACAAAAGCTCGCGCAAGGGCACCAATGTTAACGTGATCGTCGCCGGGCCCCATGCGGCTGGCGGCGCACCGATGATGCCGATGCGAC